TCTTATTACTGAACCTGAAGCCCGTCGTGCACTGCAAATGCAACCAATGTCCAATAAGGAAGCTGATCTTACACACTATAATTTGCATATCCTTGATTTGCAGCAGAAGGGTATTGCTCTTAAGAACCAAGGTATGATCGAATCGATGGCTGTTCGTGGTGAAGTTGCTGCAGGTAAAGCATCTGATCCTATGAAGAGCAAAGCTAACAAAGGCGCCAAATCTGTAGCCAATAAAAATCGTCCTGCAAATCAGCATGGTCGTAATTTAGATCCTCATTCAGCTCGTTCTTCAATGGATCCAAATTTGATCTATGACCTGCTGATGCAGGAAATGGACAAATTGACCGCGGAAGATAAACTTACTACTACTAGCTGGAGTAAAGCCGTCGGCCGCGTAATCGATAAGTACGTCGAAACTTGCTTACGCGAAGCTCCTGAGAACTACTATACTAATCAGAACCAGATGGCGATAGAAGCCTTCCGCGCTGCGGCAAGGAATCGTATCGCAATGACCAAGGATCGAGACATTATTTCGGTGCTGTTGAACGATCTGGTTGATACTTATTTTGAGGACGATGATGGCGAAGAATCAGCCGAAAGTGAGACCAGTGAGCCCTCTCCACGGAGCGAAGCAAGTTCCCCTGGACCAGATGCTGAATGATCTGGGCCGCGCTTCTGGTATGAATAAGAAGCAGCAAGCCAATAAGGTTGTAGAATTGCAACTGGGTCCTCGTAACACCCTCGCTCCACGATAAGGAGGTTTACTATGGGTCTCCTGTATATGCGAGACTTCGTAAATCTTCGAATCAGAGAAGTCGAGCCTGGTAAAAAGAATCTCTCAGAATGCCGAGACGATTCCGAATCAACTGGAAAATCTCTCTTGGTTAGGGTAGAAGCTACCCATGCTGGTATCATCAATGGTAACCAGCGATTCTATCGTCCTGATAGAATGCAAGATTCTGCCTATCAGTGGACTCGTGAAGGTCATCCACTGAAGCCTGTCCTGATTGAACATGATAAGGAAGGTGAGGCAATCGGGCGTGTCCATTCCGCTCGTTATATCGATCTCTCGCATAAGTATCGTGATGAGATACCAGAGATCGGTAATATGCTGTTTTATGCGGACGCTAATTCAAAGCGTCTCGACCTCTTCAAGTCCATTAATACGGTTCTGGATAAACTCCAGGGACGTGAGGATTATAGAGGGTTAGGATACATCGAGTTGGGGATGAAAATCACCAACCCTGATGCAATCCGAAAGGTACTCAGTGGTGAGTATCTTACAGTCTCGGTCGGTTTTCAAACTGACCAGGCTATCTGCTCCGCATGCCATACCGATTGGGCTACTGACGATCGCTGTGAACACTCCCTTGGTGAAATGGTTGACGGCCGCAAGATGTTCTTGATTGCTGGCAACTTCTTCTATAAAGAGTGCAGTTTCGTCAACTTCCCGGCCGACCCGTTCGCACAGGTTATCTCCAAGGAACTCCTGAAGGATAGTCTGAACAATAAAATGTTCTTCCTGGGTCTGCGTCCGGAAAAGCAAGAGAAGCTTATCCCGGCTCTGGCAATGGCAGACAGCAAAGAACTGTCGGGCATCTACGAAGCTGATATTCAAGTTTCAGATCCTTCCGACGTCAATACTGGAGACGCGATGTTGGTAGAACTTCAAGGTTTTCTTGATGAAATGAACAAAGCACCTCTTACTAAAGAGCGTGCTATTGAGATCTCGGACAAGATCAAAGCTCTTCAGCCAAAGGAAGAGACTGAAAAAGAAATGGTCCGCCGCGTCACTACGACGCTGAAATCGCACATCCAGAAGCACAATCTGGAAGTTGCGGATGAAAAGAAGATTACGAAGGAGCAGGTCGAAGCTAAGATTGAAGCTTTGATTCCCACCCTTCAGGACATGTCGGTTGAGGCACGTAAGAGTTATGTGGCTCGTATAACCGAAGAGGCCAAGCAGTTCGAGCTGGAAGTTCCAGAGATCGATGTCGAAAGCCTCACTCCCTACCAAGATTGGAAGTTGGAAGAGCTGCCGGAAGATGAGCGTGCTCAGTACGCCGACCCAGAGAAGCATTATGCTGAACTGGCTGCTGAATTGGATGCAATGAAGGCAGAAGGCGAGCTGACTGACGCAGAATGCGTAGATGCTAAGCTCTCCACCGAAAAGCGCAAGAAACTGAAGAGTTCAGCTTTTTGCGGGCCCAATAAGAGTTTTCCTGTACCTGACTGCGCCCATGTTACCGCGGCTCGCCGTTTGATAGGTCGTTATAAGGGCGAAGGTTCTAAGCAGCGCATTTTGGCCTGTGTTTCTCGTAAAGCCAAAGCAATGGGTTGCGAAGGCAAGGGAAAGAAGGATGCTGATACACAAATTCAGCTATCCGACTCCGTCAAGACTTTACTCGCCGATCTGCACAAGATTGAAGGTTATCAGTTCGACGATGCAAAGATCCCTGCAGATACTCTGCAACATTATGATGCACTCAACACGCACTATAATGCAGCTGATGATCAAGGCAAGGGCTCGATGCGCTTCGCAATGTATTCATCCCTTGGCCGTTGGGAATCGCAAGATCAATACGATTATGCGATGAACCGCATGAAGGAAATCGAGAATGCGGAGAATAAAGACTCTGTCGCCGATGTAGTCCTTACTGATGCGGAAAAGAAAGCGCCTTTGATGCTTGTTGGCGCCGGTCTCAAGACCGAAATGGGTAAGGGCTTCGTTCCGAAGGGATGTGCAAGTTCCTACGAAGCACTGCACAAGGCCCACTCTGCATCTGATGCTGAGGGCAAGTCTCACATCGTCAGCGCCGCAGGGGCACTGCTTGAAAAGTGGCATGCTGGTTCGCTCGTTGAATATCATCGCAAGCTGATGACTCCGGGTACTGGCCAAGCAATAGTAAAAGATAACGAAATTGTACTGACCAAGGAAGAGCATGATACGCTCATCGTAGGTCAAGAGAAGCTGGAAGGACAACTGGCGGCGACAAAGGTTGAACTTGATGCTTCTAATCAGCAAAATACAATCCTGGTGAAGAGCCTCAAGAAGGACCGCGCCACAACCTTAGTAGCAATCAAGGTGCTCACCGGAGAAGCTGGCTTCCAGGGTCTCAACGATGACCAAATCAAGACCAAGGTCTCGGAGAGAGAACAGCGTTCCCTGGCAAGTCTGAGGGATGCACTGGATGATGAGCTGGGTAAGCTGTCTGGCTTTACCTTCCAGGGTAGCACATCTGCATCGACGCCCGCTGAGGCCGGAACAAAGGAAGTAAAGGATAATGCTAAACTTCCTAACCCTGATGGCGCTACAACCGTAGCGGATAGCAAGACGGCTACAACTACGAAACTTCCAAAAGATCCAAAGGCCGCTCGAGCTGTTCTTCTCTATGAAAATAAGAAGAAGCAGCTGAACGGAACCTCTAAGGAGCAATAACTCCTGATGGATCGTTCGGAATATCAGAAAGAATACGCAGAAGTTCATAAAGATGAACTGAAGGCGTATAGAAAAGATTACTACCAACGTACGAAAGAGACAGATGATTGTCATTTTCGTCAGCTGAAATCCGCAGCCGGTCGTAGAAAGTTACAGGTTGGAATAACTTTCGAGCAATATGTTGAACTTACAAAGCCAAATGAATGTTATTATTGTAAAGGCATTCTAACGGCTTGTGGTTATAATATAGATCGCTTAGATCATATGAAAGGCTACTTATTGGGTAATGTAGTGCCTTGCTGTTGGGATTGCAAGCGAGGAAGGGAGCTCTTGAAAGAGCCGGATTTAGATACCCAAGAACCATCGAACTCCTACGAGAGATTTTGGCGAATCTAAATAAACTTCCTAAAGGTGAAAAAATATGAGTCTTGATATCAACAACAATTATCGCGGCACCCTTTACGGTCGTGACCGTTTGGGTTACACGACTCCTGACGCGGATGCATCTGAGCCTCTCCGTCCATTCCTCCCTGTACCTTATCCTGCACCATGGCTTGCTGGCAAGCGCTTGGATGAAGGTCATCCAGTAGGAGCACAGGTTGTTCTCTCGTCTCACGATCTCGTGGGCGTGGATAAGTCTGGCGCTCTCGTCCCAGCTGGTCTGATCTCCGGTAATACTGGTGTTCGCACCAACGCTGCCACTGGTGATGGCTATGTTGTGGTTGTCTATGGACAAAACGATGTTGGTTTTGCTCGCAACCCGAAGACTGGCAATCCAGTCGCGGCTGCCGGCGAATATGTCTTCATCGCTGCCCCGGATAATGGCGCAACAACTGATGTGATTACACTGCCCAACGGCAACGTACTTAGTCCTCTTCAGACTGATCTGGACTTTGCTCATCTTTGCAATCTGATTCCTGGTTCTGCTCCTGCAGTTAGCGCTACAACCGACACGATTCCTGGTCCTGGCAACAGCACAAGCAATGCAGCCTATAGCGGTGCCCGTCCAATCGGATACGTTGTTCGCAACGTCTTCCAGTTCCTTGGCGGCGTCAACCTCTTGAGCACAACCGGCGGCATCTTCTACACGCTGGAATCAATGGTACCCATTCAGTTCCGCGTGCATAACTACATGCATGAAATGGGAACTGCTGTACAGACCCACTTCGTTCTCCGTATGCCTTGGATTGGCGTAAGTCCTAATGCTTTGCAGGGCTTTGCAACTTCCGATGGTAT